GGGGGGGGGGGGGATGATCATCGGCCGCCTCCGCCGCCACCTCCGCCGGCGGGATATACCTGGATCCTCGCAAGTGAAAGTGAGAAAGATTGCACTAGCACGTGCGCGGAAGCGAATCTCGAGTGCAGAGAGGGGGAATGGGGCATTTCGGGTCGAGAAGGTCTGGCAGCTTTTGAAGCAGTTCTTCAAGATGCCAAGAAATTCCAAAACGATCAACTATTGCCACTCCAAGTGACGACGTGTCGGAATCTCCCCGGATCGCCCGCCACCATAGGTGACACCGATTGGCCCGACTCCTCCTCGATCCGGCCGGTTTGGGATGGCCTCGATGAGCAGCGCATCAAGTTGCTTCCAGCCGTTCTAAGCCATCCGTCCATCGACAACCCCATATGTTATTGGCCAGATGGCGCGGAAATAATTAGCAGATGCGATGGGGGGGGAAATGATATCTTTATTGATCAAGATCTCGAGGGGCGAAATGAGATAAATCCTGCTATAAATCGCCTATGTAAGTGCTCTCCGCCGCCTCCGCCTCGCTTTTGGTTAGGGGAAGACCGGAGCAGCACAGCGACCTGGTCGGAGCGCAGAGAGGCGTGTCTAAGAGCGAGGGAAATCTCTATGGACGCGCGGACAGCCTGGGTAGATACAGGGAGCGGCCCTCAGCCGAGAGGGAGTGCGCAAAACTGGGACGCGACATGGGAACGCTGCGATTTTGCGGAACAGTGTAACGAAGCTGCTCGCATATTATGCACTCAACAAGGCTTTATTGGAGAAGATAATCAATGCCTGCGCGCGCCCACGGGTTCTGATTACGAATGGTGCTGGAGAGACTGCTGCGCATAATCCATTAAAAAAATAATTATATAATTTTCGTAAATATTTGAATATTTATTTCTTATGTATATCTTAAATGAATACATATGATCGTACATTTATATTTTCTTCTAATTTATTTGGTTCTTATGAAGTAAAAGCTGATATTCGTTATTTAAATTCTTTAGAGGATGCAATTGAATATTGCGTAAAGAATTTAATAGAAACATTACAAAAATATAATTTTGTTGCTTTAATTGAAACATGTAATACATATAATTTTCATATTCATACTCATACTTTCGATGAAATATTAATATGTAAACCAAATGAAATAATATATATTTGCGATAATTGCGCTAGTTGTAATCAAAAATAAAATATGATTTTAAATAATAATTATATGTTTGCGGAATATAATTATGATAATTTTCCAATAGTAAGCGTACTATTTTCTGAAACTATATCTAATGAAAATGAATTTGATCAATTTCTAAGACAATGGCTTGAATTATATCACAATCAAAAAGATTATTTATTCTTATTTGATACAAGAAAAATGAATAATATACCATTCAAATATTCAATTAAAATGGCATTATTTATCAAAAAATTAAGAAAACAACCTTATCATTATCTTCAAAAAAGTTTAATCGTTGTCAATAATAATAAAATAAAAAAATTATTAGATTTTGTATTTACAATGCAATCACCAGTAGCTCCTGTATATATATGGAATACAGAAGAATTAAATCATTTAATTCTTAATGAAAAATTAACTCAAATAAATCGTAGAAATTTAACGGAAGATATAATTTATATAAAACCGAATCAATCCTTTATCCCTTTTTTATGATAAAGTTCCTATTTGACGAATATAATAATAAATAAACAAACCATAGAAATTCTTTGAAACAATATCTAATAAATTATACATGGTATTTTTAACTTTTAAGTTCATTAATGCGGCTATACCATATAAAGACCATACTGATACTAAAAATATAAATAAATTTGTACCAATAGTTGTATGTTTAGCATACTTATCATAAATTAAATGGAACGCTAAAATGAAGAATATAAATCCTAAAACAACTGATAAATTTTTCTCTAACACTTCTATTTCACCAAGATAACCAAAGAATAACATTAGAAAATTTAATAAAACTAATTTGATAATATTATCTTTATGATCAGTCATAAATGACCAAAATTCTAATTTATCTTCTCCAGATTCTTTTTTCCTTCTATATTCCATGAATATAATTGTTGATACAAGCATTGTAGGTGTTGTGATAAACCAATCAATATATCTGCGAGGTGTCATTATTTTTAAATTTTTAAGAGCTAAAATTACCCATATATAAAAGAGAGCTTCAATAAATTGAACAATAGCTTCTAAAATTAAAATATCTTTCATAATTTCATCTTCAGGTTTTAGATCATAAAATAGACCATGTAGTGATATACTTGTTGTTATAAATTGAGCTATTAATGATATATAAATAGTTTTCGCTACTAATTTATCCTTAATCATATTAGTTTATCATTATATTTTTTTTTATTATTTTTTAATAATGTCTGAAGAAATTGATTATAAAGAAGGCGATCATTCCGAATTTATTCAATATTTATTTTCGGATTCACCAAAACCTCAAGGAACAATAACTTTAGAATTACCTTTATCAGAGCCAAATAAAAATATTGGACTTCATGTATTTGAGCAATTATTAATGATTTTTGTGGATGGTTTAAAATACTTTTATGGTGAAAATGATAAAGTAAATATTAATTCATTAACAAAAGAAGATATTGAAAAAGTTAATGAATATTTTATATCAATGAATTATGCAGTTAAATTAGATTATTATCCTACAATGAATGAATATCAATTTAAATTCCCAAATTATTTTAAACATCAAGAAAAAATTACAAATGAAACCCAATTAGAAGATTTCTATTATGAAGTTTTTAATGAACATAATTCTGTTTTCAGAATTTTTTTTTCTAAGTTATAAAATAAAATATGGTAAGTGGAGGTGGTGAATGTACATGTTGGTCGCGTGAATGTTCTTATTGTCGAGAAGAGAGAGAAGAAGAAGATAGAAAAGAAGAAGAGAGAAAGAAAAAAGAAGAAGAAAAGAGAAAAGAAGAAGAAAGAAAAGGAAAGGAAAAACAAAAGCAAGCGAAAAGTAAAAGGAGAAGGAGAAGAAAAACGAAGAAAAAGAAAACGAAGAGAAAATCGAAGAAAAAGAAAAGAAGTATCCGGAGGAGAAGATAATTAGTTTAAGTTTAATTTTTATAATAATTAGTATCATTAATTTATGGAAGAGTTAAATACTCCAATTTTTGCTCAAGCGAAGGTAGAATATACAAAACAACTCATTGAGATTTTGTATCCTCATATGTTCGACGGTGTTAAATCTATTTATGATGAATCTAAAATAATTTATTCATCTAAGACAGGAACTCCTATTTTATTGTTATTCAGAGAATTATTAGAAAAAGTCCCTATATGGAATAGTGAAATTATAGATTCTGAATGTAGTAGGATTATTAATAATTCTAAATGTGATTGGATTGATGATTTAATTACAGCTGTATTTATAAGTCATACAAAGATTTTAACTTCTATAGGACCCAATCAATCCTTTCAAAAGATAAATGTTACAATACCTAAAACAAGTTCATTTGTTCATAAAGCTTATATAAATTCAGCGAGAGAATTATGGAAAAATCCTTATTTATTCAATGAAAATGTACCCGGACATGAATATCAAAGGAATTCAAAAGAGATAGAGAATATTATTAAAAATTGTATTGAAAATACAATTCGTCATTTATTACCGATTAAAGAAATATTAAAAGAACATTTAGATACAGAATCAGATAATAATCTTTTGAATCAAAAAGAAGAAATTAAAAAATTATTAAGAGACGAATTGAAAGAATTGAAATCACATGTTAAATTAAATGAAAATTCAGAGGGTGAAGAGGAGGAAGATGATGAATTACCTGAAAATAATAATAAATCTACCGTTCAAAAAGAAGATGTAAATTTGGATCCTGTAATAAAGAAAGAAGATGAAGAAGATATTAATCTTGAACCCGTAATTAAAAAAGATGATAATGAAGAAGAAATATTAGAAGGAGAATTATTACCATTATTAGCTGAAAAATTAGAAGAAATAACTGAAAAAGATAAAGAAGATAAAGAAGATAAAGAAGATATAGATAATACAAATTTAATGTTCCCATCAAGTGATGATCCTACGGATGAACAAGTTGAAAAACAATGTTCTGATATTGTGGTCAATGATATTACAATACCCGTAGAGATACCAAATGAAAATGAGGGGAATGAAGAAACTAAAGAATTACCGAAAGAAGAAAAATATGATAATGTTGATGTAACTATTGATACAAAAGAAGAAGAAGATCCAGATAGATTAAAACGATTAATGACAAATATGGAAGTAAAAGAAGAAGTTAATGTAATTAAATCTGAGAATAATATTGAACCAGAGAACCAACAAGTTATGAATCCTGATTCAGGTCCCAATTTCCCTCCTCTACCTATTCAAGAACCCGCTCCAGAACCTACACCATCATTTTCATTTAATTCATTGTATCCAAATATGAATAAAGATAAACCGATATCAGTAGAAAAAGTTGAATCAATACCTGAACTATCTGTAAAACCAACACCTGAACTATCTGTAAAACCAACACCTGAACTATCTGTAAAACCAACACCTGAACTATCTGTAAAACCAACACCTGAACTATCTGTAAAACCAACACCTGAACTATCTGTAAAACCAACACCTGAACCATTAAAAATTATTTCAGAAGATAAACCAATTGAGAATCAATTAGAAGAACCTAAATCTCCTAGAAAAGATATTGTTACGGTTAAAAATGAAGATGATATTGATGAAACATCATCATTAGCTCATTTTTTTAATGATATGAAACAAATTGTAGAAGATAAAGGTATTAAGATAGAAACAAATAAAGATAATAATTTTACATTATTTGAAGATGCTCCTTCAATTGAAAAATAATTATAATAAGTTTTAATTAATCAAATAAATTATTACTGGTAATAAATGTTCGGTCAATGTTTATTATCAGGTGTTGGGATTAGTGGAGTAAGTACTGGAATTTATGCTGCGTTCACGAATGATAAAAATGATCCCAGAGATCGTAAAAATGAATATATTACTATTTTTAGTATAATATTAGTTGTTTCAGTATTAATTTTATATCTTTTTCATAATCAATCTGAAAGTTTAGTCAAAACAAATGCTATTATGGGTGGGGGGGGTATATCACCAACAATCGGTGGAGGGAAACCACCTTTTTAAAAATTTTTTTATAATTAAATAATATAATGAGAACAAAAAGAAAGAATACTCGAAAAGAATTAAAAAAAACACGGAAGAAAAGTAAATTATCATTGAAAGAACAAGAAAAATATGTGTTAAATATGTTAAGAAATTTTAATTGGCCTAAAACGAAACGTCCTAATGTTTTACGAGGGAAACAAACTGGATATGAAGGTTTTGCTTTAGGTATTGTAACTTCATGGGCAGGTAAAGGTGATAAATCTGGTTACAGAAAAACATTATCACTTAAAACAAGAGAATTAAAATATAAAAAATTATTTAATGAAACTAAAAAATTAATGAAAATGAAAGATCCTAAGTTTAAATTTACATCAATTCAATACAATAAAAATCATAGAGCTGCGAAACATAAAGATGCTAAAAATACAGGTATATCTTATATCATAGGGATGGGAGATTATACAGGTGGCGAATTAATAGTTTATGATGAAGATGGCAAAAATCCCGTTAAAAAAGATATAAGAAATAAATTCTTTACATTTAATGGATCAAAATATCCGCATGAAACTGCTCCATTTAAAGGGGAAAGATATACATTAGTCTTTTACTCTACATAAATTATAAAGTATAAAATGATTTCCTAGGGAATAATTTCTTTTTAATTCTATATATTTTAAATATTTCATTTGTAATGATTTCTCTTGGTAAAGCATTACATGCGTCACTTGCGATATCTATATATAATTTAAAATTATCTTGCATATCACAAAAACTTTCATTCACATGATTCAAACATAATTTCTTTAAGAATTCAATTGTTTTATCAGAATATAAATCTTTATTTAGTTCTTCTAAAATTGTCATTGATAATCTACATAAATCAAAATGATAATTGGGTTGAATAATTCTTTCAGATTTATTCTTTATAAAATCGACTTGAGATGGATATGTATATTGACCACCAGCCTCTCCGTGTTTTGTAAAGACATCATTCATAAAGGTTTTATTACGATAAGTAAAAATAGCTCTTCCGAAATCAATTATCTTAAATACTTTTCCATAAGTCGGAACACGATAATAAATATTATTGTATTTGTAATATAAATATTTCGTATCTGTTTCGGTATACATTACATTATTGATATGAAGATCATTATGTGTAAATTGAAAATGTTTCTGTAAATAAACTAATGCAAATGATATTTGAAACAAACAACTTAATAAAATTTCTTCAGTAATATCATCATCAAGTAAATCTTCGAGTGTTCCTTCAAGTTTTTCAATAAATAATAATTGAATAGGTATATCTTTAATATTTGCTATGTAATCATCATCATATTGATCATCTTCTGATGAATTATCATCGGATGAATTATCATCGGATGAATTATCATCAGATGAATTATCACAAACTGATAATGATGATCGAGGTATACTTTCGATATCATCTTGTTCATCATCCTCATCCTCATTATCGTCATTTACAGATTCATCATCTTGTTCATCATCTTGTTCATCATCTTGTTCATCATCATCTGAGATATACATATCCAATGAAAATCCTTTATTGATTGTTTCATTGAAACATTTATCTATTTTAATATCATGATATTCTTCAGTGATATCATGTTTATAATTTCCTATACCATTAACAGATCCATAAAATAAAGGAAATGATGGATTTATTTTATTGTATGTTAATCTTCCAAATAAATAAGAACATAATACATCTATATAAGCTGTATTATTCATATCATTAATCTTCTTAAAAGTATTAAAATTATAAGCAGAAGGTAGATGATAATTATTTCTATGTATAAAATTGTAATTATTATTAATACAATGCATGGCATCTACAATGGGTATTGTTTTACAGAAAATTTCCCTTTCTTCCACTCTATTTTTATCTGAATTATATAAATCACCTAATAAAAATAGATTTGAATTATAATATCTTTCTTTTGTAATTTCTTTTATCTTTTGAATATAAAAAGTTCGTTTTAAATCTAATTTCCGTGTTGATTGTGGTTTGTTATGAACATAAAAATACAATGAAAAAAAAGGCATGTAAAATTGTAACGATCGGATATTTAATAATTCATGAATTGATTGAAAGAATTGTTTGTATTGTTTTTTCTCCCATTTATGATAATAGATAAGTTCTTTACTCATTTATTGACTTGATATTACATTAATTCTTAAGATTGAACTTATTTAAATAGGTTTAAATAATAGTTTTTTATACTATTAAATATATATGGAGATCCAACTTAAAAGATTTGATATTCGTGATATAAAAGATGATAAAGTTGTTGTTTTAATTGGAAAGAGAGATACAGGTAAATCTTATTTATGTAAAGATATTTTATCTCATCATACAGGTATTCCAGCAGGTCAAGTAATTTCAGGAACTGAAGCAGCAAATGAATTTTATTCAAAAATGGTTCCTAAATTATTTATTTATGAAGAATATGAACCGGGAATTATTGAAAGATTACTTAAAAGACAAAAAATGATGATTGATCGTTGCAAAGAAAATGCTTCAACTGATCCTAGAGCTTTTTTAGTATTGGATGATTGTTTGTATGATAATACATGGACAAAGGATAAAAATGTAAGAAGTTTATTTATGAATGGGCGTCATTTTAAGATTTTATTTATGATAACTATGCAATATGCATTAGGAATTCCTCCAAACTTAAGAACAAATATTGATTATGTATTTATACTTCGCGAAAATTATGTCTCAAATAGAAAAAGATTATATGAACATTATGCGGGTATGTTCCCTAATTTTGAAATGTTTTGTCAAGTAATGGATCAATGTACTGAAAATTATGAATGTTTAGTAATTCATAATAATGCAAAAAGTAATAAATTAACAGATCAAGTTTTCTGGTATAAAGCCGACGCTCACGATGAATTTAGATTATGTAGTCCAGATCATTGGAATTATGCGCAATTAAATGAAGAAAAATTAAAACAAGAGGGGAATGTCCTTGAAAATCCATCAAGTAAATATACAGTTGCTAAACAATGGACTTAAAATCTTAAAAAATCTTAAAGAATTTAAATATTATTCAGAAATTCAGATATTTTATCATATGTTCTGTGAGGGAAAGGTTTTCTTTCCCCATTATCCTCTACAAATAATGTAGGGAAACCTTTCACACCATATTCTTTAACTTTATCTTTATCTACGTCTGAATCATACATAATAATACTAACTTTCTTTCCATTAATAGTTTTACCATGGAATTCAGATTTTACCTTTTCATAATCAGGTAACATTTTCTTCGAATGACCACACCACGGAGCATAAACTAAAATAACTTTAAAATCCCCCTGCGCCCCACCTTGAGGTCCTCCCTGAGGTCCTCCTATTTGTGGACCCTTAGGCATTGAGGCAACCCCACTTGGTCCACCTTTTGGTTGACCACCGGGTCTCATAGGTCTATCCGGGCCCATAGGACCTAATGGTTTCTTCTGATCAACTTGAGATTCTTTAAACATCATATCCAATGGTTTAAATCCCGGATTCCATACTTCATCAAAAGGTAATGCGATCATTGATTCTTGAATATTTAATCCAGCTCTCTGAAATTTTCCCTGCGCACCATTTCCATTCATTTTAGGTTTTGAATCCATAATCTTAAGTTTATGATCTAATGAAGATTTACTTCTTTGAGGTGGTTTTAATTCTAAACCGACTCTTGATTCTGTTTTATTTACTTGTTTATCATCACCCCCTCCATGAATAATAGGTTCTGGTGTTTCTTCACTGAAATTAACAGGAGCGAAATTTAAATATCCACTTACTTGATCTTTAAATAAAAAACATAATAATACACCAATAAGGATAAATGCTATCATTACGCAAGTTTCATCATTATTACATTCCTTTTTAATCCATTTAATTAAATTATCCGGAAAACTCATTTATTTATACTAAGAACAATATTTTTTTTTATAAAGAATTACAATAAATCATTTAATCTCCAATATTCAAATCCATTTCCATAAGGACGTTTAATTATAAATGGAATCTTTTTACTATTGTATTCAGCAACAGCAATATCATAAGCATTTGAATAACTTTCCGGATTGGATATTAATATTGTTGCTCCTTCATTAATTTGACTTGCTCTTTCTGATAAAACACGTGTTTTTTCATATTTCGTTATAATTGGGATTGTTTTATAATTTGCTTTTTTCTTGTTATAATTTTTCATAAGTGTATTACTATCTTCAATTTCATTTGTTTGAATAATTATTTCTGAAACATCATATTCATCATATTCATCAGTATTATCTATAGAACTTATTTCTTCGTCCATAATTATATTATTAATAATTTTATATTATTTTTAAATCAAATTTTTACTTTTGATTGTAACCATTTTACATATTTTTTTATAATTAACCAATCTTTGTATTCATCTTCATCCCTTTTATGATTAATTCTTTTATTTATTCGTGAAGAATATTTCCAAATTAATGTTTGAATATAATCTTCCGAATATAATTCATATTGTTGTTTTATTTCTGGAATTAAACTATGATTGCAATGAAAATCATTCGCACACAATTCAAATTCATTTCTATTTAACTTAACTATTGATCTATGAATTAATTTTATCTTTGAATCATTAATCTTAATTCCTTCTCTAAATCTTTCAGACCATAAATTAATAAAATAATTTATCATTTTCATATCACCTTTCATCCCACCATAAGATAACCGAAGAATACAAGATCTTAGGAATGTATTATTTATTTGACCATAATCATTCTTAAAAATAGTTTCATTAATTGTATCTGTCTTAATACATGTATCTATTTCTGAACATGAAGCTAAGAAATAAATAACTCCAAGTATCCATTCTATCATAATATTTCTTAATTCAAATCCTTTACTTGTTGCTATCATTAACCATACAATAACTGATAAACTTTCATGAGGTATTACATCTTCAAACATTAAAATAGGAATCCTTCTTAATAAATAATTCGGATCTAGATCCAATAAATGTTTTGCTGTCTGGATGGATTTTTTACATTTCATTCTTCTTATACATTTCTGTAAATGAGAAAGTAAATAACTACGGTTTCTATAAATAGGTTCTTTTATATATACATCAAATTCAGGAGAAATATCACCACAAAGAATTATTTTCTCAAAAATATTTTTATATCCTCTTATATTTACTTCATGAATAATATTAATTTTATTAGGTTTTTTATCTGTAAAAACACAAATAGAAGGTCTTTTGTGATCCCATTGTAAATAAAAATAATTCATTTGAATAATTAAAAAATTAAATAAATAAGTATCAAATTTTATTGATTGCATTCTTGAACATGTTGATCTAAAGTAGCTAAAATAGTATTATCACCTATTCTAAGAAATGGCTCAATAGCATTCTTTTGAGGATCAAAAAATAAAGGTTCCCAACGATTAATACCAATTCCCTTCAATTCAAAAGCATTATTTCTTAAACGAGAACTTTCCTGATGAAAAAATCCATCATCAAAATGAATCATTTTTTGTTCTTTATTTTCCTGTCCCGGTATATATTTCTGCTGAGGATTGTTCGTTAAAGGACGAGTAATATTTTTTAATTCGGAATCAACATCCATAAAATTATCATCCATTACTGAACCTCCCATAGATTGAAGAGTAGTTGTAGGGGCCCATGGATAACTGATTTTATTTCTTAATCTTGATTCATCTAATTTGTAATTTCCAGGTCCAGAGGTAAATTCATTCGCTAAAGTATCCATTTATATATTATGATACTAAAATAAAAATAAATTATAATTAAGATTTAAAACTATCTTCTCCTCCGATTCTTAAATTTTTAATCTTTAATCCCCTTAATGATTTAATTAACTTTTTAAGATATACTGTTAATCAAATCTCGCATGATTATCCGTAAAGCAAGCAAGGACGTCTCTACAGATCATCACGATTAGAGTATCATTCATCATCGTGCTTCACTTCGGCGGCGGGGCGCTGGAGCGGGGCACGAGGTCCGAAGGCTCCTACGCCGACCAGCGACAATGGCGTGTCGATGATAGACGACGTGTCGATGATAGACGTCATCGACCCGTCGCTGTTCGAGGCGGCTCGCTGTGGCTGCTGCTAGCGCTGCTCGGCGTTGTCGTCCTCGGCGGCACGGCGGTCTTCATCTGCGCCGAGCAGCGCAGCGACGTCTCCTCCTTCGGCTCCCGCGCCGGGGACTGCTGGCGCGGGGCCGTGGGGGCCCAGCAGGCGGACTTCCCCATCAGTGCCAGGATGGCGAAAAAAGGTGCGGGGGCTGGTCGGCCAACGTTGAAGAGGCTTCGAGACGGGATAAGGGGAAGATTCACTCGGCCATCCATCAGTATTGTAATCAATACGAAAATAACCCATCTTTGGCAGTTTCCATATCTTAAAACTAAGCGCCTTGGGAGTAGATATGCCGTATTGCTGCACCACGCGCGCCCCTTTCTTGATCAAAAATTTCTTGACCGAATTTATGCGGCCCTCCCCATGTTCGAAGTCCGCCTTGTCCAGATCCGCTTCATCCTTTTCGCTTTCAACAAGCTTATCAGCCAATATAAATAAGATGCGCGCCTCCGCATTTTCAAGTTCATTATGTGTAAACGGTGGACTAGTTGATTGCGTCCCGTCTCCACCTTGTGTGGAGTGTGCGGTGGCGGAGGCGATAAGGGGGGCTTCAGGGGCCGGGGGCCACGCCCGGACCTCAACCGGTAGAGATAATGCCCTTTCATCCAGTTCTACCTTCGATTTTGGGA